GTTTTATCAGTCACTTCGTTTTATAAGTCACTTCGTTTTATAAGTCACTTCGTTTTATAAGTCACTTCGTTTTAACATCTAAACGCAAACGCTAAAACACCTACTGCTACTATTCCCAAAACCAATCCTGCGTGATAATTATAAGACATCTCTCTATACATTAATAACCAAGCGCGTGTTTGTTGTTGATTGCTAACATGATTCAACATCCAATCTGATTTTGGTGACAACATATAATAAAAATAATTTGTTACAAAACATGTTGCCATTACAATACATACTAGTGAAAATGTTTGCATTCTTTGTCCCTTAATTTTTATATTATAAAATACAATAAAGAGAGAAAGAATTAATCCCAAAATATAACCATATATACTTATATTCATTCTCTCTTTGGCAATATTATCATACCTTTTTTGTAAATCGCTCGGCAATGAAGTTTTATAATGTTTTACAATTTCACTCTTATTTGTCATATTGTAAAAATAAATCATACCCACAATAAATATTGTTGATATCATACACGAAATAGCGCATACCATTTTATATATTATTAGATTTTTATTATTTTGTTTAATAGTTTATTCTTTTTATTTCTTTTATTCTTCGTTGTATTATTGCGTTTTTTATTCTTTTTACCACCATAAAATACTGTACCAGTTTGATTTAATTTTTTAAATATATTTGTCCACCTCCTTACATCATGTGGGGTTGGTATTTCCGTTTCACTATTTTCATCTAAAGAGCGGAATACACTACAAGTTTCGTCAATTAATATTACATTTTTTACACCAATCCTACCCAAATATTCAATAACCTCAGATAAATTCATTGAACGATCCGTGTTTAGAATTCTGTTTATTGGTTTTAAACCAGTAAAAAGGCTTTCTGTTGTTCCTATTTTAGGATCAAAAAGAGTAATATTCCAGTCTATTCCATTGGGGTTTTCAGTTGTTTCGACTGTGTAAATTTTTTCAAATAAGAGTCGGTCTCTCCCATTTGGAATACTAATATTCCAGTTTTTTGTTTTTGATAAGTCATCTACATGGCGTATATAATCATTTGAATTATCTATACTAATCTTTATATCTTGGACATCTTCCCTATTGTTAAATTTTTTTAAAGCATTTTTGAATTTTGGATCATGTTTTTGCATACGCGAAGTACTCACTAAATTATCTAAGCGACTAAGTTCAGGATCTGTCCTGCGCAATTCTTCTAATTTTATTTTGTAATCAATTATATCTTTTACTATATCTTTTTTGATTTTATCTAATATAGGTTGTATACTTTCATTAATTATTTCCATTATTATATTATTACCACGTATAACATTTTTATTATCATTTAAACCTTGTATACCTTCATCCAAAATTGTGTTTTCATTGTGTCCATTTACTGTTGCAATATGTTTTAGAATACTATATAAATATACTGGAACATCACTGAATGTCCTACATTTTTCTAACTCTTCAAAAACTCCACTATTTCTCAAGAACTGCTCTAATTCTGGGTCTTTTCCCAAAAAATAATTGAAACCGTATCTAGCCATTAATGAATCTGGTTGTAAATATTGCATAATATTATGATGTATTTCTTCAGGAGTATTACCTAATCCAACATAGTTACAAATACCAATTGGAACTAAATTATATTTCAGAACAGTCATATTGTCAGGAATTTTAAAACGTGGTACAAGACCGACTGGATCTATTTCTATATCTTGACCAAATTCATTTTTATAAGTAGGCACATTGTAATTACCATGTGTTGCAAGATAAACAATTGCTGTTTCTGGTGGTCTTTGCGCTTGTTGTATTGATGATGATGGTTGTGTTATTTTATTACCCATATTATATTATATAATTATTGTTTTTGTTTTTGTTTTTGTTTATATATTTTAATCATTAAATATATAAATAATGGATAAATATTCAATGTATATATTTCTTATATTTTTTATAAAATTGTGTTTTATTATTTTAGCGGTAACGCATTTATATTTGAAAAGAGTTGGTAAAACCAATTCCAAAAAAGATATTACTGTTCTGTTTTGGAAGGAACGCGTTGAATTTGTCTTTATATTATTGATGTCACTTTTATTAATATATTTATTTAATCCTAGAACCAATAGAATTTTTATGATTGATTACGAAACAAAATTATTACTGTTTTTATTTGGCATCATATTAATAATTACAGCAAATTGGAACACTTTTATAAAAGAATCTGATATTTTTAAAGATGTTCAAAGTTCTGTATAAAATCGATTCTTACATGCGTTTCCTTTGCGCTAAATAACCTGCTGAACTTCTCCCAATCATTCCTACATCTGTATGCGGTTTGTAAATAAATGTTCCTTTGCTAACATTGTAACATAATTTTCTTCCATCATACATTTTATTATATGGCAGCAATACTGTGTCAAACATTGTTTTAAAATATGTTGATCTATTTAACAAACCTTGAGGATATGCGGTAACATTCGATGTTGACGATGACATTATAATATTAGTTTATAAAATTAATATTATATTCGGGTTTTAAATTTAGGTTTTAAATTTAGGTTTATATTTTAATTTAAAATATTTACTTTCTACCACAAGAACCACAACCAGGTTTCGCATTATGAATGCGCCCAATCATCGCACTATTTAAAGGTGCATTCTTGGTTGTTTTAGGAATTGACGCTAAATTTGCAGAATATGTTAAAGCCGCGATTTGAGTTATTGTAGGATTTGTATTTAACAAAGACATTTTTATAGTTGCTGGCATATTATATTATTTACAAATATAAAATTTTTAATATTGTTGTTCTATTTCTGAAATTAAAGCTACAACATTACAAAAAGAAGCGAACTTCGCTTTAATATATTTCAAAAATTCTGAACTATAAGGTGAAAAGTCCGTCTGCGGAACACCTTCACAATTACAAGGGAAGTATATTAGTAATTGATTAATATTCTGGACATCTGTTGTACCATCTGTAAACTGGATTGTATAACTATTTCCGTCTACACTTATAACCAGTGCTTTTGAATAATAATCTGTTCCTGGTTCTATGGCGTAAACATATTGACCAACTGAAAAAGAATATTGTGAACTAGGATATTCTTGATATAGCGGATCATTGTAAATTCGAGTATCTTGGACTAGATCTTTTTCTTTGCTTTCAATTGGACAATCACACCCATTGACAATATTGGTTTTTGTTGTTTTTCCACCATAAACCGGGAACGCTGGATTAAATGGTACTGGAGTTCCAAAAGTTGCCGGAATACGTCCACGTCTTAAAGGTCCCTTTCCTTTCAAACGATTTAAATATCTATCATATGAATTATGTTTAATATCGCAACCCACACCACCGGGTGTTTGACTACCTGGTTTACTCGAGGTTACTGAATGATGACGCCCATTTAAACTATTATTTGAACCTGTAGGGACTGTTACTCTTTGAACACTCGGAACCGGTCTGTCACTCATTTGATTCCAACATACACCATATGTTGCTGCTGTTGGTTGTTTATAAGCGTTTAGTGGTCCTAAATTGGATGTATAAATAGAACTAGGAACACGTACTGTATTTTGAATTAATTTTAATCTTTGATATTGGTTTGCCGGTGTATTACTTGTCAAATTTGTATCACAACTTCTTAATCTGTAATAATATGGTGGTAATCCTAATATTTTGTTTGGGTTATTATATACAATTGCTGTTTTTCCAAATGATGTCATATATAAAATAGCGTGATATTTAAATCTAAAAAAAATAAAATTAAAATTGATTTGTTTATATTATTATTAAATAATAACAATCACAAATATTATGTTGTCAATAAATTCTAAACAATGTTGTTGTACTTGGTGTGGTAAAGGTTACAAAACCAAGATTAATTTGGAAAAACACACTATTTTATGCGAATTAATACATAAATCTAGTAAAAAACGGGTTACTAATAAAAATACTTCTGATTTAAATGATTATGATGAAATTGGCGATGATTTGCCATCTCCTAAAAAAATGTATCAAATGTTATTGGAACTTGGTTATAAATATAGCAAATTGGAAGAAAAAATGGAGGAGGTTAATAAGTTTGTTATTAAAAAGAAGCAGAAAATCAATGTTATCGAATGGTTAAATAGTAATGTTACACCTTCTTTAGTATTTGATAAATTAATTGATAAAATAATCATTATTGATTCTGATATCGAGTTTTTATTAGAAAATAACTTTTTAGATACCATGAATCTGATTTTATCTAGATTTCTTTACGAAAATTGTGATTCTCAACCTTTGTTTGCGTTTGTCCAAAAAGTCAATATATTTTACGCTTTTGTTGAGTCTTCTGATAAGGGGTCTGCTACATGGGTCGAATTGTCTAAGGATAATTTATGCTTGTTTTTGATGCGAATTCAAATGAAGATATCCAAAGCATTTCACGAATGGAAAAAGGTACGTGCGGATAAGATTCGTGAGGAAGACTCGTTTGCTATCTTGTGTGATAAAACACTGATTAAAATTATGGGTAATGAATTTAAATCAGATATAACATTCAATAAAATGAGGGGAGTTATATATAATAAAATGAAAACTGATATGAAGGCGATGGTTGAATATGAGTTTGAGTTTTAATTCTGTGGTGATCTTGATTAAAATAAATTATTTATGTAGATAAATAATTTATCGTTATGTTATAAAATTACTATGAGTGGGGGTCGAACCCACGCAGTGATATCACTAGCAGATCTTAAGCCTGCCGCCTTGGACCACTCGGCCATCATAGCATATTTTTATTTAATGTATATTCTTATTTATATTTAAGTTGTTATTTTATTATATATATTATTTTATTTTTATTTTATTTTTATTTTATTTTTATTTTATTTTAAACAGTTGGAAAAGATGGATCCATAGCAATACCGCAAATACCAGGATCATTAGTAGAAGAAGAACGAGCAATCTTAACATATCCTTGTTGACCCCAAGAAGTTCCCCATGAGTTCTTAACAAGCCAATAATCAATACCATTTTCAGTTCCATAACCAACTGCTAAAACTCCATGGTCCAAGTTAGTTCCACAACTTGAAGAAGTCAAAACACCACCAGCGTAAGATTGGAAATATCTGGTATCAGCCTCAATCGCCACTGAAACAGGTTGTTTGGCAACTGCCGCCTTTAAAGACAATTGATCATTAGGTTTGACATCATAACAAGATGAGGCGTGAGCGACTGCTGTACAACTATGGCAAGATCCATCTTTGGCGGTATAAGGATATGAAGATGCGGCACATTGACCATTCTCAATAATAAACTTGAAAGCACCTTCCATCTGACCACCGTTACATCCCATTGATCCATACTTCAAACCAGCGCAATCAACGAGTTCCTGCTCAGCGAGATCAATTAGTTGACCCTTGGCAATCGCCCAAGCACCTTCCATAGCGCCAGTAGAAGAAAAAGTCCAGCAAGATCCACATTGTCCCTGGTCTTTGACAGAAGTAACGGCACCCTTTGTACGCCAATCAATCGAAGCGGGAGCACCTGATGCCGAATTAGAAAAAGTACCGCAACCAAAAGAACCAACTGGCGCCTTCAATCCTCTGATCATTTGCGCCTTGAACTCCTCAGGGGTCAAATCGGTGAATTGATTGACACCCATTGTAAAATTCTGACTTCTATCAGCGTTATGGGTAATAATGTTGTGAAAATTTTCTCTGAAGACCGCAAAACGCGATTCCAACTCTTGAATACTCTCGTATTTCTTAGCAAATTTCTCCTGGAAATTGGTAAAATGAGACCATATTTCATTCTCATTTAATAAGGTTTGTGCATTACACATAGCAAAAAAAGTAGTAGCTATCAAAAATAGACGGAACATTTTTATTATATATAAAGATAATACTTTCATTTTATTATGTTTTTTAATTTTATTATTTTATTATTTTTATTATTTTATTATTTGGTTTTAAAGGTATTTTGCTTTAAACTCTTCCGGAGTCATTAATTGTATTCCTAGTTTTTTCGCATCCAACGCCTTTCCTGTATCTTCGCCTAAATCTTTTACTAGAACTAAGAAGGTATTTTTTGAAACACTTGATCCTAATTTGGCACCTACATCTTTTAGCGCTTGTTGAATTGCTGCATCTCTAAATCCCGTCATAACAATTGTTTTTCCAAATAAAGGATTTGATGTGTCTTTAGTTGTTTCTTTTGCTTCTTTTGCTTCTTTTGCTTCTTTTTGTGATATTTTATCCGTCAAATTGGTCTCGTGTATAAATTTGATAAAATTGGGGATTGCTTGGACAAACGATTCCGCTGTCTTTTTGGCCATTCCCTTAATAGACGCAATTTTGTTTACCTTTTCTTGTGCGGATTCTGTTGATATCAAAATATCTGGGTACGCCTCCATAATTAATTCTGTTTTTTTACCACTAAACCCTCTGCCAAAAATATTGGACGCCGACATGATTGTTATTATAGAAGCGCTATCTAACTGTTGTTTTATACCATTGTAAAGTTTAGTTGCCGTCTTTTCTTTAAATCCATCGACTTTTAAGAAATCTGGTATTGTCATTCTTAATATTTTAGGAACACTATCAAAACCTGCCTCAATAATTCGCGCAATGTTTCCTGAACTTAAACCTTCAACACCAATACCTCTAAAGAATCCAGTAATTACTTTCTCCTTTACAGTTTCGTCGCCGCTTATATCTTCCAGCATAATATCTACATGTGTGTCGTTCCATTTATAAGATACTGATGGCATTTTCGCTTCTTCAGCCTGGGTAGTGACTTTGCGAATATGTGGTATCACATCACCACTTCTTATTAGTTCGATTATAGCTCCTATACCTACTTTGTTGTCATTTATAAAAGCACCATTAAAACCTGTAGCATATTCAATGCGGACACCACCTAAATTAATCGGTTCTATTTGGACACGTGGTTTCAAATATCCATCCTTACTTGGCGTCCAAATTACGTCAACTACTTTCGCCTCCGCAATTTGGTCAGATAAAACCATCTTGAAAGCAAATGAGTGTTCTGGATTGCCTGACTTACGAGGATATATTTTATCATCTGTGACAATAACGCCGTCTATTTCGTATACATAATTTTGACGCCAATCAACAAGAGTTTCTGATAATAATTCATTCGATAATGATGATGTTGTTTTATTTAAAACAATGTCTACATTTTGTAAGCGTAAGAAACTCATTTGATCTGAAGGTTTTAACACTGGTTTTATCACTTCATACGCTACAAAATGCATATCGTTTACCGCCTCATTTAGTGTTTTATGATTTACAATACCAGCGACCATGTTTCTTGGATTCGCAAATTTTGTCTTGTATTTGGTTTCAAATGTTGTCTTTGGAATTATAAATTCACCGCGAATTACAATTCCTTTAGATTTTGGCAGACGCAAATGCGGGATCAAATGACTCACATCTTGTCCCACTTTACCATCTCCTCTTGTGTATAATTTAGCAGTTTTACCTTCCGTAGTATAAAGACCACTGACTCCATCTAATTTACACGATAATACGTAAGGTCCTGTGTATTTCTTTGTCCAGTTTGATAATGCGGTTGTGTCAGGTTTTATTTTATCCATTGACGCCATTTCATATGGCAATGTCACCTTATTTTTTTCAACTGGCGCTCCGATCTTATGAACTTCTTGGTTTGAAGGATATTTTTCTGTTATAAAATCTTGTAATATATCATATTCATTATCCGTCATAATTGGTTGGAAGTTTCTATAAAGTATATTTGCGACTGATAGCATTTCTGTTAATTCATTTTCATTCAGTCCTTGTAATACTGTTATACCGTTTTTCTTAAAGTTTTGTATGTTTTTTTCTACATTCTTTTCCTTTATTACGTTTTCCTTTACTACGTTTGACTCTTCACCTACAAGTACTTGCTTTTTTTTTAAAGTTCTCGCCTTTTTTTTGGGCGCTATTATTTCTTCTACTACATTTTCTTCTTTTACTTCACTTTCTTTTACTATATTTTCTTCCTTCACTGCGTTTTCCTTCACTGCGTTTGACGCAT